CTTAATTTGTGGCATTTTTATTTATGTTATTAATATCGTATAATAAATAGATTAAGAGGTACCTCATGACAGAAATAAAACAATATGTGAAAGATGAAAAAGAAAAAATTAAGCAGTTAAATTTACAGAATTTAAAGTTAGTAATTATTCAAATTGGTGCTGTAGAAGCGAGCTCAAGATATGTAAAGAATAAGTTAAAGGATTGTGCAGAAGTAAATTTACCAGCTAAACTGATTCAATTACCAGAAACTACTTCAGAAAAAGAAATATTAGATTTAATCGCAGATCTAAATAAAGATGATTCAGTGACAGGATTTATAGTTCAGCTTCCACTACCAAAACATATCAGTGAACAAAAGGTTATTGAGGCAATAGATCCAAAAAAAGATGTTGATGGGTTCAATCCACTATCTAAAACAGTTCCTGCAACTCCTCTTGGAATGATTAATTATCTGGAAGATCAAGGATATAGCTTTGACGGAAAAAATTGTGTAATTCTTGGTAGATCACTAATAGTTGGTCAGCCAGCCCATAAATTATTATTGGATAGAAATATGAATGTAATTATGCTTCATACTCATACTTCTGCTGAAGATAAAAAGTTTTATATTGAGCATGCAGATTTAATTATTTCAGCAGTTGGTAGACGAAATATTTTAGATAATAGCTATAATATAAAACCAAATGCAGTTATTTTAGATGTCGGCATAAACTTTGATGAAAATGGTAAGCTGTGTGGAGACTGTAATTACGAAAGTTTAGTTAATAAAGTTGCATTTATTTCTCCAACTCCAGGAGGTGTTGGATTACTTACTCGTATAGCAGTTATAGAAAATTTGATAAGTTTATCAAAAAATTAAAAGATAATTCGCTAAATTATATGTAAGCGAAAAAGTTTACATATGATACTCCAGTCTTGGTGCTGGCCGGCCCGCTGAGTATCAAGATTGGAGTTTTTATTTTATGAAAAGATTTAAAGAAAATGAAGAATTAGCTATTATTGAGTTTTATTTAACTCCAGAGACTTTGTCCACTACAGCTAATTTTTTTCATAGAAAAAATAATACAATTAAAAAAATTCTAAAAAAGTATAATATACCTTTACATACCGACCAAATTAATATAGAAATTCAACAAAATAAAAGAAAAAAGACTTGCTTAGAAAAGTATGGAGTAGAAAGCTATACAAAAACAACTGTGTTTAGAGCATTTATGCAAGATAATTATGAACTCCATAGGCTTAAGACTATTAAAACAAGTCAAGAGCGTTATGGAGTTGATAATCCGCATCAGGCCAAAGAAGTAATTGAAAAAACAAAATTAACTAATATTCAAAAATATGGTGTTGAAAATGTTTTTCAAAGTGAAGTTATAAAAGAAAAAAGTAAAAAAACTAGTTTAGAAAGATATGGAGTAGAGTATAATTTACAAGCTGATATCTTTAAGCAAAAAGCTAATGAAACTAAACTAGCTAAATACGGTCGAACAGATGTAGGACAATTTGGCAGTGAAGAGCATGCTAATGCTATGATTGCTAAATATGGAAGTAAGACATTTAAAGGAGCCTCTTGCTATCAATATGATAATTTATTTTTTGATTCTTTTCCAGAATTAGCAGTTTATATTTATGCAATAGACCACAATATTCCTATTATAAGAGAGCCTATAAAACTTCCATTTAAATGTAGTAATAAGGAATATAATTATATTCCAGATTTTAAGTATAATAATTTTTATTTAGAAATTAAGGGTAGTCAATTTTTAAAAGAAGACGGTAGTTGACAAAATATTTTTGATCATAGTCAAGATACTATATTTGAAGCAAAGCATCAATGTGCCATTAAAAATAATGTAGTTATTTGGTATGAAGCTGACTATAAATTTGCGCTCGATTATTTTAATTCCAAGTATAAAAAAGAAGATTTTAGAAAAACTACTGTTATTAATAACTTAAAAGAGCTTAGTAAATAAGCTCTTTTATTTTGCTAAATTATATTGAGGGTGTATTTATGGAATACAGAAGATTAAATTTTGAAGATTACTTTATTATCTGCTCTGAAAATTGAAATAATGTTGAAACCAATTTAGATATTGCTGTTTTTGATAAAATAAAATATATTTATAAAGGTAAAGAGTATATTGCAGAGTATCAAGTTAGGCTAGACAGCGCCCGTCAGTGTGTTCAAGTTATTTTCCAGCAAACTTATGAAAAATCTGACTGAAAAGTTAATTTTGATTTTCCAACTAAACTATATGATAAATTAACCTTTGATGGTAAACTAATCCAACTTAGAGTACACGGTGGCTGAGCAAGAATGTGGTTGGCCATGCAGGATACCATAAGAGAAAAAATTAAAAAATTTTTGGAGTTGCATCCTGATTTTTATATTGAAGTTTTTGGTTGATCTCTTGGTTCTGGGCTTGCACAGCTGGCTGCAGAAGATATTTATTTTAAATTTGGGAAAAAACCTTACTTATATACTTATGGTTCTGTAAAGCCATTTTATGGTAAAAAGACTTATGAGTATGTAAAACAGTGCTGTACAGAAGCCTATAATTTTAAATTTAAAGAAGATATTGTAGGATATATGGTTCCATTTTTTGGGTGAAGGGGAATAAATGACATAAAACTTAAAGCAGAAAAACATTTTTGTATTATTAATTTGTTCAACCCAATGAAGTACCATACAAGGTACGATATACCAAATTCTTACAAAAATATCTGTGACCACTAAAATAAAATATTAATGATATTTAACTTAAAAGATACTATAAACGATAGTTAAAAAGATACAGTTACATTATTTATATTAAGTTAAATATCACTCAGAACTTGAGTGATATTTTATTTTTACCCTTATTTTAAACTAAAGATTGTTGTATAATATATTAAATATTGAGAGGATAGATTAAATGAAAATTAAATTAATTAATGGTGCTGTAGCTCCTAAGCATGGTCGTAAAGGTGATGCAGGCTATGATTTCTTTTTGACAGAAGATGTTGTCATTAAACCAAGAAAGCAGATTGCAGTTGATACGGGGGTTTGTGTTGAGCTACCTCAAGGTCATGCTGGTTTATTTGCATTGAGAAGCTCAATTTGTAATAAAAATAAGCATTTAGTTCTAAAGAATCCACTTGTTGATGAAAACTATCGTGGTGAGCTTCATGGTATTTTGTATAATGACAGTTTCTTTAAAACAATTAAGTTCAAAAAGGGCGAGCGCGTATTTTCATTATATGTATTTCCAGTTTGTCAAGAAGATGTTGAGGTAGTAGAAGCCTTAAGCGAAACAAACAGAGGCAACAACTGGAACGGTTCAAGTGGAAAATAACTTTTACGGAGGTAGTCTATGACAGAAAATTGCCCTTACAAAAATAAATGTAGCGGGGTTGATTGTGATAAAGATTTTTGTATGCGTAAATATAGGCTAGATTGCCTATATGATAAGTCTCTGTTAACCGATAAACAGCGTCAAATTGGTAAGCTTTTTACAGATGAAGATGGTACAGATTTGCATGAATTTCAGCAGTTGGCACAGATAGAGCAAAATATTGAAAGATTTGTTGAAAAGGGTGCTAATTTGTATCTGCATTCAAACACTTGCGGCAATGGCAAAACAAGCTGGAGTATTCGTATGCTTATTTCATATTTTAATAAAATTTGGTTTAAGTCTAATTTTGACTGCCAGGGATTATTTATAAGCGTTCCAAAATATTTATTAGCTTTGAAGCAGAGTATCACAAATAAAGATGAGTATGCAGATTTTATTAATAAGCACATAATGGATGCGGACTTAGTTATTTGGGATGATATTGCTACAAAAATGGGAACAGAGTTCGAATTAAATCACTTATTAAATATAATTAATACACGCATGGATAACGGGAAAAGCAATATTTTTACTTCAAATTTAGAAGAAGCAAAGCTTACAGCTGCTTTAGGTGAGCGATTAGCAAGCAGAATTTGTCATAAATCAATTGATATTGAGCTACACGGTTCAGACAAGCGTTATTTAGATGTAATCGGAGGAGAAGAATAGTATGACAGCACAGCTTCAGGTATTGAATAAAATTTTACAGACTAAAGATTTTTCACTGATTGAATTAAATAATTTAACGGAAGATTTCTTTTACGCCTATAAAGCGGAGTTTAACTATATTAAAAATCACTATGAAACATATCAGACAGTTCCGGATAAATTAACTTTCTTAAATGTTTTTCCAGAATTTGATATTGCTGAAGTCTCGGAGCCAGATAATTATTTAATTGAACAGTTATATAAAGACTATAACTCACAGTTTCTTGCAACGAGATTCAATAAGATCAAAGATTTGATTGAGAGTGATAAAACAGATGAAGCAGTTGATTATTTATTAAAGTCTGTTGATAAATTGCAACAGGGTTCTGCTATTCAGGCATATGATCTATTAAATGACACAAGCAGATACGACCATTATCTTGAGCGCGTTGCTAATCGTTCTAAATATTATGTTAGTACAGGCTTTCCTGAATTAGATAATATTATTGGTGGTATTGACCGTGAAAATGAAAACATGGTTATTGCAGCTAGAACTGGTATAGGTAAAAGCTGGACATTGCTCATTATGGCTGCTGCTGCACTTAAGCAAGGATTAAGAGTAGGAATTTATTCTGGTGAAATGTCTGAAGATAAAGTTGGCTATCGTTTAGACACAATATTGGGTGGTATTGATAACAATATTATTACGCGTGGCAAGGACACTTCTGTTCAAGTTCAGTATAAACAATATTTGGAAGCTTTGCAAAATGGTGTATATTCACAGGGTGGTAAAGGTGCACTTAAGGTAGTGACTCCTGCAATGATTGCCGGACCTGCTACAGTTTCAGCTTTGAGAGCTTTTGTGGATAAAGAGCACTTAGATATCTTGTTTATTGATCAGTATTCTTTATTAGAAGATACAAGTCATACAACTGTTATGCATGAGCGTGTTGCCAATATTTCAAGAGCTGTAAAAAATCTTCAGGTAATGAAAAAGATTCCAATTGTTTCAGTTGCTCAGATGAATAGAACTAAAAATGAAGATGGTGAGAAGGATTCATCTCAGATTGGTTTATCTGATAGAATTGGTCAAGATGCTACCACTATTATTATGCTGGACAGAGAACGTGTTTATACAGATGAAACTAAAACTATGGTAAAAGACGATAAACTTATCATGGATATTACTAAATCCAGAGATGGTGGAACGGGCAAATTAATCTATAAAGCTGATTTTAATACAGGTAAATTTTATATTTTAAACTCAAATGAGCCGGCAGATGCCAGTCGCTATGAGCCAGCAGATAATACAGGCGCTAATTCGGGGCAGTACTTTTAATGCAAAAACTTATAGTGGATAATTATATTATTAATACACCAATTGATAAAATTATTGAACTTTTACGTATTAGTTTGACAAATGGCAAGTTAAAAGATATTCGAGATACTTCTGAGGATATCATTGTAAGTTGCCCTTTTCATAGCGGGGGCCAAGAGGAGCATGGTTCTTGCTTTATTAGAAAAACTGACGGAATCTTCCACTGTTTCGGTTGCGGTGAAAAGGGGCCATTTATAAAGTTTGTAGCCAAATGTTTTGAATCATCTGAAAAGTATGCAAAAGACTGGATTCTTAAAAATTTTAGCAGCGAACCGATTGCCAAAAATGTGTTTACAAATGATCCGATTATCTTAAATAAGAATAAAGGTGTTAAAAACTACTTAGATGAATCTATATTAGATCAATATCAAACATTTTGTCCATACTTAGCTAAAAGAAAGCTTTCAAGAACTATTTGTGAGCAGTTTAAAGTTAGATATGACCCAAAATATCGCCAAGTTATATTCCCAGCATACAATATGAAGGGCAAGCTGGTAATGCTGGCAAAGCGTTCAATAGATACAAAAACATTCTACTTAGATAAAAATGTAGAAAAGCCTGTATATTGCTTAGATTATATTATGAAAAATAATATAAAAACAGCAATTATTACAGAAGGGCCATTTGATTGCCTAACTGGTTTTGAGTATGGATTTCCAACAATTGCAACATTTGGAAAGATTTCCGATTATCAGATTGATCAAATAAATAAATCTTGTTTGAATATTATATATGCTATGTTTGACAATGATGCAGCAGGCAGACAATTTACAGAAACGCTTAAGAAAAAGCTTACAAAACGTATTATTATTATCGAAACAAAATTTCCACCGAATAAAAAAGATTTAAATGATTTAACTAAAGAAGAATTACAAAAAATCATTCAAGATGCACGTAATTCTTAAACAGATAAATCGTATAATATAATATGCTGAGCACCATATAAAAAGGCTTAAAGATACTCATAAAAGATATAAAGGAGAAAAAACAAATGAGTCAATTTTCGTATGATGAATATCAAAATGTAGTCAGTAAGGCACAGTCCACGCCAAGTGGCAATTTAGTTAGAGTTGGTTATTTCAAGCTTAAGGAAGGCGAACAGGCACTTGTTAGACTTAAAATCACAAGTTTAGATGATTTAAAGTTTGCCACTGTCCACAAGCCAGCTTTTGGTAAGAAATTTGAAGGTCTCGGTACCGGTTTCACGCCAGTCAGTTGTTTAAATGAAGTCGGTTCATATTCTGATGCTTGCCCATTCTGTAAGGCTGCTGCTGAAGGTCATGATATTATTGGCAAGGCTACAAAAGTTGTTTATATTTTAATGATGGTTGCATATATGGATCCTGCTACAGGTCAGTATTCTGCTCCTATTCCTGTTGTTTGGGAACGTCCTGCTGGATTCTCTCGTGAACTTGCTTCAAAACTTAGAGACTATGGTAACTTGTCTGAGCATGTTTTCAAGTTAAGCAGACTTGGCAGTGGTAAAGATACTAAGTATACCTTAGATTATGTTCCTCTCTATGATAAGCCAGAATTTATTCCGGCTGACTTTAAGGCATTCGATAACTTCAGCATTAATAAGCACAGTTATTATGAAAAGTCTGCAGCTGATTTACAGTATTACTTAGATAATGGTACATTCCAGACAGCAGATTCGAAGCCTACTGGCACTTCTGCTAGTACTGGTCAGACTGTTTCAAATACCATGACAGAAAAGAAAGCTGAAGAGACAGCTGGAGTGAAGCCGGAAGCTACCTATGTTCCAGCAGCAAATACAGCTACTGTGGTTACTTCGGCGCCAGCTACTAAGGAAACAAAATCTACAACTGAAAGACCAGCAAGAACATTTGATAGATTCTCATTTTAATTAAAACTATAAGGAGACTATAATGGAAGGATTATTTGGAGAAGCATTTAATATTGATCTTAGTCGTACAAAGACAGAGATTAAGAAACTTGCTAAAAAAGCTACTACAGCAAAAAAGCAGACTAAAACTGATGAAGAAAAGCTTTTGGCTTCAAAGAAACTTACCATTGAAGAACGTCTTGCCCTTATTACAGAAAAAGTCATCAAGATATTAGGTAAACAGAGACAAAATACAATTGTCATCAGAAATCTTGATGACTTTTCAGGTTATATTGATAAAGCTATTAAAGCTGGCAGAATTGATATCGATACTGAAACTAATAATACGACAGATGCAGTCAGCTCAGAAATGGTTGGCTTATGTTTATATGTTCCGGGAGAAAAGCAGGCCTATGTTCCAATTAAACATGTTAAGTGGCAAACAGGTGAGCTTTTACCAAATCAGCTAACGTATGAGGACTGTAGAGCACAGCTGCAAAGAGTTCTGGATAGTAATATTAATATTATTATGCATAATGGTAAGTTTGATTATGAAGTTATTAAAACAACCTGTAATATTGCTGTTCCGCCAAAGTGGGATACCCTAGTTGCAGCCAGACTTATTGATGAAAACTTGTACAGTGATAAGAGAACAAGTTTAAAGCATATGTATTGTACTCTTATTGATCCAAAACAAGCTAAATATGATATTGAGGGCTTGTTTGAAAATATTCCTTATGCATATGTAGACCCGGAAATATTTGCTTTGTATGCTGCTACTGACTCCATGATGACTGATAAGATTTATCTTTGGGAACAGCCGTTCTTTGAAGGCATTGACAACGAGAAACTTAAATGGTTATTCGAAAATATTGAAATGCCAATTGTAGAAGTCACAGCAAAAATGGAAATGCAGGGTGCTTGTGTAGATCAAGATTTTGGTGAGCTGTTAAAAGCAAAGTATAATAATGAACTAACGAATATTGATAATAAAATTAACGCGATTCTTAACCAATTGAAAGATATCATCAGTGCTTGGAGACTTTCACCTGAGGCTAACGAAAAGACTAGAACTTATGTTTCTAAGAAATCAAAAATGTCTCGGGAAAAAATTGAAGAAACTTATAATCTAATTGATACAGATGGCAGACGTTACAGAGAAACTAAGCCAAAGACGGAGCAATTAAAAGATCCTATTAATCTTAATGCTTCTGCCCAGCTAGCTATTCTTTTTTATGATATTTTATGCGTCAGTGAAGTCTATAAAAATGAAGATCGTAAGACTGGTAAAGATGATCTTAAAGGTATTGCTGAGTCTTTAAAGAATTATGTTACGGAAGAGCAAAGAGAAGCTTTAGACAGAGCTATTGAAATAGATGCAGTCGATAGTGAAGAAGATAAGCTTAAATCTGAAAGTTACAGTGTTATTGATGAAGAAGATTTAACAAAACTTACACCTGAAAAAGCAACTATTGCTGCTACATTATGCGGTTTATTGCTTGAACGTAGAGGTCTTACAAAATTAATTACAACTTATATTGATACGATTCCAGCTTTGGCTAAACACTGGAAAGATGGTCGTGTCAGATTCAGACTTAATTCAACAGGTACTGATACTGGTCGTTATAGCTCAGGTGGTAAATGGAAATATTTAGATGAAAATAACAATAAAGTAACATTACCTGGTATAAATATTCAAAATATTCCTTCACACAATCCAGAAATTCGTATGTTATTTAAGGCAAAAGTAGAAGAGGTACAAAAAGAGTTTGATGATTTGCTAGTAGTACCAGAAATTACTGAAGTTGAAACTGTTAATGGTTATCAATACTGTAGAGACCTACATACTGGTGATAAGTTATTGATTAATGATGGTGAAGTCATTGATATTAAAGATATTATATATAATGCGAATAAAAAAGAATATTCTATAAAAATTTAATCTTCAGCAGCAAAATCAGATACGTTAAAGTATACAATTTGCCACCAGATTAAAGGCTGTATATTGTATATTAAATACAGGTGAAGATTTGAGTTTGATTCTATCTTACACGCTAGAAAGTGGCAGTATGAAAATTATAAGCCATTTGGTGAATCATATTCAACTGCTACTTATCAAAGGAAAATTGGGCTACAAACGTGGCAGGCTAAAAGGGGGTGATTAATATGATTCTTGAGCAAAAAGTTAAGACTATAAGAACTAGAACTCGCTATAAAATTATCGGGTCAGATTATAGTGCTCAAGAACCGTAAGGTTCGAGACTTACAGCATTTATAAGTCAAGATCAGCAAATGATCGATGCTTATATGAAAGGTCGAGATTTATATGCAGTTATTGCACAGTCTGCTTTCCACAATAAGTATGAAGATAACCTAGAGTTCTATCCTGAGGGAACTGTTATCGAAGAAAATGGTAAGCAAATCACCTGTGGCTATAAAACGCATATGAATAAACAAGGTAAAGACCGCCGTAAAGTCGGTAAAACGCTTCAACTAGCAGCTACTTATGGCATGTCTGGAGCCACAGCAGGTATTAGACTTGGTTATACTGGTAAAGACGCAAGAAAACAGGGTACAGACTTGCTTAATAAGTTTTTTGCTGGTTTCCCAGCTGTTAAGAAAACTATTGACTATTCTAAACAGTTCTTAAAGGAACACGGTTATGTTGAGGACTGGGCTGGTCGTAGAAGACATTTACCAGAAATTAACTTACCAAAGTACACAGTTCATTTAAAAGAGAACAATGAAATAGCTAATTTTAACCCATTTTTAGGTTGCGCTGACAGAGATGATCAAACAAATCCATCAGTTCAATATTGGTTAGCAGTAGTTAAAAACAGAATCACAGCTTCTCAAAATTGGCAAGCTAAAAAAGCTGCCGAGGAAGGTTATGAGTACACTCCGAATGGTGAAATGAGTAATAAGCAGTATAGTACTATAGCAGCATTAGCATTAGCATGTAAACCATTTGAGCAAAGAGGTGTTAATATTCCTACACCTATTGGTGAACTTGAGCCTGTTGTTATTAGCGCTAATACAGGTAAGATTGCTCAAGCTGAAAGACAGTGCTTCAATGCTCGTATTCAAGGTGGAGCAGCCTCTCTTACTAAGTTAGCAATGATTAATATTGATAGAGACCCACTTTTAAACGAACTTGATGCCCACTTGATTATCACAGTTCACGATGAAGTCTTAGTCGAATGCCCGGCTTATTATGCGGATCAGGTTGAGCAAAGATTGCCACAAATCATGATTGATACAGCTAAGCCTTATATCAACGTTCCAATGAAATGTGACCCATACAACGTTTCAAGATGGTATGCGGATGAAGCAGCTGTTGCATTAAGAGATGAATTTGAAAAATTAGAAAAGCAGAACGTTCCACATGATACTGCTATGGAACAGTTGTATAAAGCACATAGTGAATTAAGTAAAGCTGTTATTGATAATGCTATTAATAATGGTGCTGACTTAGAATTTTAAGGAGTTATTATGAAAGCTGGTGAAGTGCTGAAAGTGTTAAATATTTGTAGACGAACATTAGCACGTTATGTAAAGTCTGGTCAGATAAAGATTGACGCAACTATTAACGGTCAACATCGCTATAATGCAGAATCTGTATTTGCTTTACTTGGGCAAGAGGTACCAGAAAAGTATAAAAAATAATGACAAACGATGACATTTTATTTGCTAAATTATATAGAGGCAAGTAAATATGACTTATACTGAATTTATACAAAATATAATAAATACTCGTGGACAGTGAAATATTTTAAATAGCGAATACTATGAAATTCATCATATAAAACCAAAATGTTTAGGAGGATTGCCTAAAAGGCCATCTAAAACTTCTAGACATTCTAATATTATTTGGTTAACTGGCCAAGAACATTTTATTGCACATAAGTTATTAGCAGAAGAAAATCCAAATAATGTTAAATTAGTAGCTGCTTTTTGACGAATGTGCCATAATAAAAATTATGATTATGAAATTACTGCTGCTGAATATGAAGAAGCCAGAAAATTACATGCTAGTAATATGTCTAAAAGGATGAGCGGCAAAAATAATCCTGGTTATGGAAAGCCTAACAATTATAGTTTAGGAAAACATTGAAAACTTACTGACGAAACTAAAAAAAGACAAAGTATTGCTAAACTTGGAAAAAAACATTCTTATGAAACTAAGCTAAAGATAAGTAAAAATAAAAAAGGAAAGCCAAGTAAAAATAAAGGAAAACATTTATCAATGGAAACAAGACAAAAAATAAGCGCTGCAAAAAAGCTAAAAAATTCACATTGAAAAGCTATATTTTGTATAGAGCTTAATAGAGTGTTTGATTCAATTAAACTTGCAGCACAAGCTGTTGGAGTGGCAGCAAGCTCAATAAGTAGCTGTTTGGCCGGAAAAAGTAAGACCGCAAGCGGCTATCATTGGCAGTACTATACTATATAATAAAATAAGATATAACATTGAAATTGAAAGGAATTTAAAATATGGTCCTAAAGACAAAAGATTTTCAAGATGTAGCGTCTAAAATTTTATTCGCTATAGGAGTAGATAATCAGGCAGGAAACTTAGAACTTATTTCTAAAAATAATGCTTTATACTTAAATATTACAAATAAAGAATTTTATTGTTCAATTCGTTATGACCTTGCAGAAGAAGCTGATTTTGCTGCAACAGTTGATGCTTCGCTATTCTTGGATCTTGTTTCACAGATTACCACTGAAGAATTTAAATTAAACATCGATGATAACGCGTTAGTAGTTGTCAGTGGTAAGAGTAAATATAAATTACCAATGATTTTTGATAATGATCAGCTTATGAGCTTGCCAGTTATCAAGATTAATAATAAAACGGTTGAAATGCCGATTAGCTATGACATTTTAGACAGTATTCTAACAGTTAACAGTAAGGAAATTGCTAAAGTTAAAAAAATTGAAGTCAATGAACTTCAAAGAATGTATTATATCGATGAAGAGGGCTGTTTTACATTTACAACTGGCGCCTGTGTCAATGAGTTTAAGTTAGAAAAGCCTGTAAAACTTTTACTGACTGATAAAATTGTTAAGTTGTTTAAATTATTTAAAGAAGATGTTTTATTTAGTTTAGGCCAAGATGCACTTCCAAATGGTACAGTGAGAACTAAAATTACTTTAGAAACCTCTAATATTTATTTAGCTGCAATTATTACAAGTGATGATGACTTAATCAGCAAAGTTCAAGGACCTTGTATTGCTACAAAACGCTTTATAGACGAATCTTATGCCCATCATATTGTATTATCAGCTAAAAATGTATCTGCTGCAATTAATAGATTAATGTTATTTACCAAAAATAGTGTTAATAAAGTTAATATGGCTTTCATTCCAGCTACAGTAACTATAGAAAACAATGAATTAACTATTACAGATAAATTTGGTAATACTGAAACAATTACTGTTGAAAATGGTAGCTTTGTAGATGAAAGCTATACAATGGAGATTAATATCGCTGATATTAAATTAATTACTGATTCTTGTAAGGGTGAGTTTGTTACCATGAATTGTGGTAATGGTAAATCTGTTATTTTTACAAGAGGAAACATTAAAAATTTAGTTCCTGAGATTAAGTAACATGAGCGAGACTGTCTATGGAAAAAAGTTCGAACAAAAGTTTAAAAGTGACTGGAAAAAATGCTTTCCAGAAACTTTTTTGTTCAGATTAAGAGATCAGACTACCGGATATAAAACGACTTCACAGAACCCCTGTGATTTCATAGCTATGAATAATGGCTATTTATGAATGCTTGAATGTAAAGAAACCAAAGAAGGCACAATTAATTTTTCGAAAATACCACAGCTTGACAGAACAGATGGCTTAAAGGACTTTATTGGGCTCAAAGATGTTCAGCCTTATATTATAGTATGGTTCAGAAAATTCGATAAAGTCATTGCCGTCCCAGCTGCTGAAGCATTGAGAATAAAAAAAGATGGTCATGCTTCAATCAGTCTTAAAATGTTAAATAATTCATCGTATTATATAATAGAGCTACCATCTGTGAAACTAAGAACATTTTTAGATACAGATTATACCTATTTATTAAAGGAGGAAGTTATTAATGAATGCAAAGCTCGAAAATGCTTTAACTAATGTAGAAACAACTTACAGTGAACTGGTAGAAATTGCTAATAGTATGTTAAAACCAATGTTTGATCCAATTAATCAACTAGTTAGTACAATTAATTCTACGGTAAATGCTTTATCTATTGAGCACATTAGAGATTATATTTTGCAGCTTCAGTTAAAGGCATTTGAAATTAGCGAAACGAAAGAAAAGGCAGCACTTAAGGCTGAATTAGCAGAAACTTTACAAAAAGAGAAATATGCTGTTAGTTTTAATAGCCTAGAGGGTTCAGCAGCAGTTAAAGATAAGCTAGCTTTAGTAGAAGCATCTTCTGAAGCGGTTTCGGAAACTTTATATAACTTAATTGCCAATTTACTTAAAACTAAATTAGATCAGTTGCACAGACTTGTTGATGCCTTGAAGAGTATTTTAATGAGTAGAATGCAAGAAACTAAATTTATGAGTCTTGGCTCTAACGCTGATATTCCTGAAACAGTAGGTCAAGCATATCAAAATCCAAATAAATTTTAAGAAGGGTAAACAATGATAGATAAATTTAAGATGGCTGTCGATTTTTTGTGTTGAGAAGAACAAGATGTAAATAATGTGCTTGTAGAATTTGCTGAAAATTATCTGAAAGACATTTGCTCAAAAATTAAAAATAATGATGTAAAAACATTAAGGCAGTCTGATTTAAATAAGTTGTGTGACGAGTTTATGTATGCACTTCCGCAAATGATTGAAGATATGAAGGAGAATAATTAATGGCGAGTATTAAAGAAATTACTCAAAAATTTAATAAAGAATACAAAGATAATAATTTAGCTATTATTAGTAGCATCTGACCAGAATACAAAAGATTAGCATCTGGTGCATTAGGCATGGATTATGTGCTATTTGGTGGCTTACCAGAAGGTAGACTTTGCGTTTATTCTGGACTTCCACATTCTGGTAAAACAACAGCTGCCTGTGCAGAATTAGGTGCATACCAAAGAAAATATCCAGAAAAGACTTGTGTTTATGTTGATGTTGAGCATTCGTTAGACCTCAAATTCCAAGCTAATATGAATGGCATCGATTTATCTAAACTTTATTATGTTAGCCCAAATGGTTTATCTGGTCAGCAGATATTAGACATGATTATTGAGTTCCAAAAAGCTGATGATATCGGTATGATTATCTTAGATTCACTTCCAGCTTTAATTCCAGCTGCTGTTTTAGAGAATGATTTAACCAAAGACAATGGTATGAGATCTTCAATGGCTAAGCCTTTGTATCCATTTTGTTCATCTATGTCAGATATGGTTGCAAAGAAAGGAAATATTTTACTTATGATCAATCAAGTCAGAGATGATGGTAAAACATTTACCGGCATTCAAAAGTGGAAAGAGCCATGTGGTGGCGCACCTGGTTTTTATTCATCTGTATCTGTTAGATTTGGCACCCGTAAGTTTACATTAGGTGATAATATGGATGCTTGTGGCGCAACTAATGGTGAAGGCGCTGATGGTTTTCGTTTACAGTTTAAGATTATGAAAAACAAAACTGCACCATGTAATAGAGGTGGTGGTTTTATTACATATCGTTACGCTACAGGGTTAGACTGGATCAATGACTTACTTGAAATTGCCTTAGCATTTGATTTTATTCATAGAGTTAATAATGTAACTTATGAGTTAATTAATTTAGAAACTGGTGAGCTTTATGTAGATGAAGATGGTAATCAGCTTAAAGGCAAAAAACAAGATTTAATTGACTACATCAAAACACATATTAAATTCCAAAATGAATATCTTGCTATGTTAAACAGATATATCAGTGCCTCCGATGCTTCTTATGGACAACTCCTTGATGAACGTGCTGCAGCTGAAATTGATAACCAAGAAGCTACTGTTGAAACTACTGAAAGTATTTAGTAATTTGTAATTTGTTAAAAAAATATTGTATAATATAATATTCTTAAGCACTGGCTCTTAGCTGGGCCAAACTTCGATATATCGAGAACAGGCATTTGCTTGAATATCTGAAAAAACTAGTTAAGTAGGATATTGGGAACGGCGTAATTAACCGTTCTTTTCTTTTTTTTATTTTATTTATTGTATAATAATAAGAGGTAAATAAAATGGCTATAGGTCATAAAGAAAGAATTAAAGAAGGTCAGAAACCGATACCAACGAGAGCTAGATCAAAAGCTCAGGAAGATCAGGTTGCTAAGGATCTTAATGGACAAAGACAACCAAATAGTGGTGCAACTATGTGAGCACCAGGAGATGTTGTTGCTGGAAAATTTTTAGTTGAATGTAAAACTAAAATGACAGACTCAAAATCTATTTCTATTCAAAAAGAATGGTTTGAAAAAAATACTCGTGAGGCTGTATTTCGTGGCTTGCCTTATGGTATTGTAGCATTTAATTTTGGTCCAAATCAAAAAATGTATTATATTATTGACGAAAATTTAATGATTGATTTTATAGACTACATGAATACTAAAAATGAAGACTACTAATACAGGTGCAACCTTATTTAAAATTTAAAATACTAAAACATGAAAGAGTGGTAGAAGGTAAAACTCTTAAATATTTAAAAGCTAAAAATTAAAAGTGGGCCAAAACACAGGCCCTTTTATTGTATAATATAAAATAAACATATGAGAGAAATTATTAAAAAATACTTAAGTCAATGTAATTATGCAGATTTATCGCATTTTGATGAGGCGACCGGGGTTTTTAATATTCCAAAATATTCTAAACCAAAGTTTGATATTGGTAAAATGTATATTATTCAAGTTGCTGGTGAATTAGTTAATAATAACAGTTCAGTAATAGCTGCTAATTGGAATAATGGAACTTCACCAAGCAGCGCTTTTCTAAAAATATATGTTTCTAAAATGGTTGGAAAAATGATATATGTAGACAGTTTGGTATTCGATATGAACACTAAATCTGATACAAGCATCATGTGGTCTGGTTGGCTTCCAACTGAACAAATAACTCAATTATCTGCATTTTAAGGAGAACTATTATGGGACAATCATTAGCTGTTAAATATCGTCCAAAAACGCTTGAGGATGTTTGTGGACAAAGCATTACTGTTAAAATTTTAGAAAAAGCAATTGAACAAAAGAATTTTAAACATGCATATCTTTTTGCAGGTGATTCTGGGTGCGGTAAGACAACCTGTGCTCGTGCATTTGCTAGAGCAATCAATCAGGGTTTAGGCCAGCCTGTTGAACTAGATGCGGCAAGTCAGCGTGATATTGAGACAATTAGAGCTATTACAAATTCTGCTAGTGAAAGAAGTTTGGACAGCGAGTATAAGATATTCATCATTGATGAATGTCAGTCTTATACTATTGTCCAGTGGCAAGCATTTTTAAAAGCTATCGAAGAAACTCCTGAGTATGCTATTTTTATGTTTTGTACTACAGACCCTAATAAGCTACCATCAACTATTTTAAATCGTATTCAACGTTATAATATTACAAAAATTGATACAGAAACAATTAAAAATAGATTAATCTATATTTGTCAGCAAGAAGGTTTTACAAATTATGAAGCAACCTGTGATTTAATCAGTAAAATTTCTAATGGCTGTATGCGTGATGCTATTATGAAGCTTGAACAGTGTGCTGACTATTCAACAGATCTTAGTCCTGAAAATGCTAAACTTATTTTAACTGACATTTCTTATGAGGCAATGTTTAGATTAACTGTTGCTTTACAAGATAAGCAAGAAGCTCAGGCACTAGAAATTATTGAAAAACTTTATAATAGTGGCAATGATCTTAAAAATTTTATTGCTTCATATCTAGACTTTACTTTAGATTTGGCTAAATATATCTTGTTTAAGAATATGCAGTTAACTAATATTCCAGCTTATTTGGAGCCAGCTGTTAAACAGACAATTCAAATTGATGACAGCTTAAATTGGTTTAAAACTTTTACAGATGTATTACTTAATCTTAAAACAGAAATTAAATATGATACTTCTTATAAGTCAACAATTGAGGCATATTTACTGAGGGTCTGCAGATAATGAACGCAGTTATCGGACAAGAAAAATTAGTTAAAACTTTAGAAGGCTATACACTAGACACCACTCCTAAAACTATGCTGTTTTTAGGTCAAAGTGGCTGTGGTAAATCTTGGATAGCCAAAGCTTTTGCTAAACAACTGGACCTAGAAGTTGTCATAGTAAAACCTGATTCTACAGCTGAGATGCTTTTAGAATACTATCAATGCCCAATTAATAAATTATATTTAATTGATTTAAAAGATATTACCGAAAAAGACCAAAATAAGTTTTTAAAGTTCATTGAAGAGCCTTCTATGTATATGCATATTATTTTAATGGCTGAATCTACCGTTGGGATTTTACCAACTATTTTAAATAGATGCATTAAATATGTTTTTGAACCATATACTCCAGAGCAGCTAAAACAGTTTGACTGGACTATGAATTGTAGTGATGAAATTGCTTATGAAATTTGTAAGACACCTGGCCAGTTGCTAGAGCTTGCTGAAGATAACTTAGATCAAGTGTTTAATTTATGCAAAACAATTATTAGCTCAATAGACAAAGCTGGCTATGCAAATACATTGAGTATTGTCAGCAAAATAAACACCAAAGACGATGTGAATAAAATTGATTTTAAATTATTTTTTGACATAATGACTTACACAGCTTTTGATGATTATA